TTGCCTATGATAGATAATCTTAACTCACCTTTTTTTCTAGGTTCTTCATACATAAACTTTTTTATATGTACCTTTAACATCTCACCAAAAGTATCTATATGTTTATCTACTTCCTTCTCATCCATGTCTATAGGATCAAGAGAGAATAATTTATAAATGTCTTCAACCAGTGTATCAATTTGTTTCATATCAAAAAAGTGGAGAGGCACTTTACAGTACCCCTCCAAGTCTCCATTGTTAGGGGATTAAACAATGTATGTCTACATTAAGCAAAGGCTAAATCATCTTCAGTCTTTTCACCTACGTAGCCACCCTCAACGACACCTAAACCATCAT